CCATTCCACATAAGTTTAAAGAATTTATTAGCTAATTCTGGTTTTTTGAGTCTATTAGCAGATGCATTAGCTACTCTTTTATATGCTGTTCTTACAGTTTCTCCAGGTAATAAATAACCTTTAGAAATGGTTGCTAGGGAAATTTCATCCATAAAACTTGGGTAATCCTTACCTTCCACCCAATTTGTATAATCTGCTTGTAATGCGTTATTTTCCATTTATTTTTTATTTAGTTGGGTAAGATATTTCCCCACATTTACTACATTTATTATATTTATTAATTCCACTACCATATGAGGTAATCTCTACTTTACATTTGCTACAAATAGCCATATTCTTAAAATAAATCGTTTGCGTCCCAATTTTGAACACCCTTAGAATAATTAGTTACCCTATTTGCAAAGAAGTCAGTATGCTGTTTTCCTGCTGATAAACTATCGAACCATTTCATTCTTTTAACTGCATCCTTATCTATACCATTAACAATTGGTCCATACCCTAAATCACTCATTTTAGTATTTACTCTATGTTTAATAAATGAAATTAAATCATATTTAGGACAACCTGTTAAATCACCCATTTCATATACTTTATCAATAAAATCTAATTCTAACTTTAAAGATAATTTAGCTGCTTCTTCAATATCAGCTTGTAATTCAGGTGTGTTATATTCAGGATGTTCTTGCATTAATGTTCTAAATAACCAACACCCCGCTTCAGAATGTAATGATTCATCTCTAATACTCCATTCTACGATCTGACCTACTCCTTTTAATTTATTATCTAATTTAAAGGATAATAAAACAGCAAATGATGAAAATAAATTCACACCTTCTGTAAATGCTGAGAATATAGCTAATGATTTTGCTCTTTCATGCCAATTTGGGGTTCCATCATGTGAATCTCTTACTTCAGTTAATGCTTCAATTTTAGCCATTGTTGCTTCATCTTCTAAAAATTCACTAAAATTATCTAAACCTAATTCTTCATTTAATAAAGAATATGCTTCAGCATGAATAGTTTCAAACGCTCCAAATGTAACTGCCATCTTAATTACTTCAGGTTTTCTAAACCATTTTGTAACTAAAGTTGACCAATAATCATTTACTACAGTTTCTGTTTGGGCAAACCCTTTTAATATAGTCCCAATAATATTTTTTTCAGATTCAGTTAAATTTTGTTTCCAATCATTAACATCAGACATCATAGGTACTTCTGTGTGTAACCAATGTGCTTGTTGTTGTTTTAACCAATAATCAGAAGCTTGCTGATATTCAAAGGGTTTGTAGACTATTCTTTCTTGTAGTAATGATGTTTTTGCCATTTATTTTATTTTATTAAGAGTTTAATTCAAAAAATTTCTTTTGTAATAATTGTTTATCAAATTTATCAACATCAGTATCAAATTTATTTGAACGTGTTGTTGGGACCATAGATTCAGATTCATCTCCTTCTATGTATTCATTTTTTACAATAAAATGACCAGTTGAAGTATCTGCTTCTATACCAAAGGTAAGTCCATCCATTCCATATCTGTTTTTCATTAAATGAAATCTACCTGTGTTGTTAACTTTATCTTCTTTTTTACGTGAAAGAGACATACAAAAATCAGTTATCATAATTTTATCATATGATCCTGCTGCCTTATCTCCTTGGATAACATTGTCATTTGCTCCTGCACGGTTAACTTGAGAAACAGACCAAATAGGAATATCTAATTGTCGAGCTAATCCTTTAGTGCTTGTATAAATATCATCAATTTCATCTTTACGTTCACGATTCTTTTTTCTTGATGAAAGAAGGTCTACATAATCAATAATTACTAAGTCAGGTTTAACTCCCATGCTTGTTGCTTTCGCAATATGAGATTCAATTGTTGAGATTGTTGCCTTACCTGTTGGGTATTCTTTGATAATTAGTTTACCTGGCAATTGGGGTATGATTTCTTCAATTTTATCTCTATGGGAATCTACTTTATTAACTGGTATTTTGGTGAAAAAAGCATCATATCTTTTCCCAACATAATCTTCCCCTAACTCTAAAGTATAATGAAGAACATTATACCCTAATCTTACAGCATGTCCTCCTAAAGCAACTAATGACCAAGATTTACCACCACCGGGATTACCAAATATAAGACCAAAGTCTCCATTTCCTAATCCTCCTTGTAATAATTCATTAATTTTATCCCAAGGGGTTGGTATAGTTTCTCTTGAATTTTCTCTATATCTTGATTCTATATCTTTAACATATTCATGTCCTAGGTTTTTATCTTGACCTGCTTTTAAAGCATTATCTACAATAAAACGAATACCATCAAAATCGCCTGCTTTCAATAAGTCCACAGACGACATTAAGGCCTTCTTCAATTGTTGGTTCTTACAAAAATTAGTAAATTCTTCTTGTACATATTCTAAATCTTCATCTGAGGTAACAAATGCTTGTTTTAATTGTTCTTTAATTGAGATTTGTAATACGTCATTATCTACTTTTTGTAATTCTACTTTTAATATATCTAATGAGGGGGTAGTATGATATTTATCAAAATAATTAAGTATTTCTTTTATAGACCACTTAATAGCGGGATTTTCAAAATATTCATCTGATATAATATCATGTATATTGACTAGAAATTCCTTATGTGTTAATAATGATGATAACACTTTAATTTGAAAATCGTGTCCATAATTTTGAATGGAATTTAATGTCATTTATAACCTATTTATTTTATTATTTGTAAGTTGGGAACATAGAGAATATATCTTTTAACCATGTATCTAAATTCCTAATCATCCCTCCTAATTTATCTTCATTATAAAATGAAGTAAACATTTCTGGGTTGAATTCAGGTAAATCATCTACTATTAAATTGTCAATATATTCTTTACCTCTATCGTCTATCATTGGAACACTTAAATCCATAACTTTATAATTAGTTTCAATTCTATCTTGTTCCTGAACGATACGTGAATATACAATATGTTCTTTGAATTTCCTAGCAGATATATCGAAAATGTCTTGGAGATTTAATTCTTGTGTTTTTAACTCAGGAAACTTTTTAAATATACCTTTAGCACCTAAACCTTTAATACCCCTGATATTATCTGAGTTATCACCTAATAAGGTTTTATGTAATATAAAATTATGAGGTAATAAACCAAATTTCTCTTCTACAACTTTTGGAGTATAATATTCTTTCTCCATAGGTCTGTATACAATAATTTTGTCAGTTACTAGTTGTAAAAAATCCTTATCACTAGATACTATAAAACAAGTAGAATCATGTTTTTCTACTAGTTTTTCAGCTAATACTGCTATAATATCATCAGCCTCAACTTTATCGAGTATGGTGGTTTTAACAGGTAATAGCTTTAAATATTGTATTATACGTACAATTTGGTCGATTTTTGAGTCATGTTCATCCTCAATATTATCAAATGCTTCCCAATTAGTAATTCTAGACAAATTCCTTGTTCCTTTGTATTCGGAGAGCAAATTCTTACGATTTACGGTTGAACCTGCTCCATCGAATACTACATAAACAGAAGTTGGATTTGTTTGTCTAATCATAGCACCTAAAGAACGAAAGAATCCACCTAATCCTCCAATATGAACACCATCGGGGTTAACCATATTCATCATGGCAAAATTTCTAAAAAATAAGTTTAAACCATCTAATATTAATACTCTATCGTGTCTATTTGGAGTAGGTATCTCCTGATCTTCTTGGATATCATCCAAGAGATTAAATAATTCTTTATGCTTCATGATTTTGTTTTATAAGTCTTGTACGTCGTAAAGTACAGGGGTTACATCTTCTTGGTCTTCTACAATTTTAAATGTTCCTCCTCCTAGGATTTTAGACCATTCATCAGCATGCTCTTTTTTATAAGCATTTTTGTCTTTATCTGTATCTGTAATAAAACCATGGGTTGTCATAACAATTTTCCCCCTAGATTGAATTCCATTAACGTGGTTCTTATCAATTTGTAGATTGGTTCTTTTACCCCATTCTACTTGTTTACCACCTTTAATGGCTTTAATTTTAGATGTTCCAGCATTTGACACATTACCAAATGTAACTACGAATGTTGCATCATACCACATAGCCATCCCACCTTTATTCATCATTTTTGGTTGACCCATAGGTGATTCTGCTTTTGCAGTCCATACTTTATTAATACAAACTAAAGTATTAGTATAAGGAGATGATTCTTTACGAGACATTACAATACTTTGGTTAACAGTATTACCAAATTGTGTTGACATTGCACCAGCATTCCATTCATTATTATTTTTCAGTTTTTCAACTGACATTGCACAAGGAATTGAACCAATAGAATCCCAGAAAAATGCTAAGTCATAAGGTAAATTACCTTTTTTCTGTTCATTCTGTAAATCCATAATAAATGCTGCTACATCTTCAATGGTATGTAAAGTTTCTCTATCAACATAAATAAAGTTCCCTTCATAATCTATAACATTATCTTCATCATCTTTGATTAAGTTAACATTTAACCCCATTTGAGCTGCATGTTCCCAATTCCATTTCATCTCAGTAATTATAAAAACAGGTAATATTCCCATTTTCTGTGATGATACTGCTGCTTCAAGTAAAGCAGTAGTTTTCCCTGTATCAGAATGTCCTCTAAGTAATGAAATGTGTCCCATAGGTATACCAGGTATTCCTGCAATTTCTTGGAAAGCGGGAGATAGTGGTATCCATTTTTGTTCCTTAAATTTGACGTTTTTATCTAAACCTTTAGAGGATTTAAATTTATTTAGATCAAATTTGCTCTTAATCTCGGCAGACACTGCTGCCGAGAGAGACTTTGATACTTTTTTCGCCATGTTTAGAAAGGTAAATCATCAGTTTTAGTATCAAACAAACTATCAAATTGGTCTACTTTACTTTGTTTAGCTTTAGTAGTATCTAAACTAAAATTAGTAGCTGGTTTTGGAGTAGAAGTAGATGCTGGGGTAGGAAATGCGTTTTCCGTTACGTTAGATGATTCTTCTTCTTCTGGTGATAACCATTTTTCTAGTGCTACTTTCATATCATCAAATGAATAACGTTTAAACAAATCACCTTTAGGATTTGGTTGTTCATTTGTCCATTTTTCTACTAATGAAGCATCTTCACTAAGTGGTGATGTTTTTAATCTAACACGTACTGATGACTTATTATAAGGAGTACCTGTAGATTCTGGTCCTACTGTTTCTACTGTAAGGTCTCTACCATTTACAATATCAGTGTAATCTCCAATTTCATCATCAACAGCAAGTGCTAATAATTCTTCATATACTTGTTTACCAAATTGCCATAATCTAGTACCTTTATCTTCTTCTCCTCTAACTACTACAGGAACGAAAATACGGTTTTTAGCATCTAGCTTTTTAGCAAGTACATAATTTTCTTTATTATACTCACCTTCACGTAGTTTTCCAGCAAATAGGGCAATTGGGTCTTTTTCACCAAAATTTGTAGGTGAAATCATTACCTTATTGGTAATACCATAGTAAAACTTCAATTCAGTAAAAGGATTAGAAGCATCATACGCTGATGGTACGATTCTAATCTGTTGTTTACCTATTGTAGGTTTCCAATAAATGGTTGTGTAATCAATTTTTCCACCACCTTGCTGTGGTTTTGATTGGAGTGTATCCAATTTTGCTTTTAAAGCATTTAAATCCATAATGTAACTTATTTTTAATTATAACTGTTTATATGTAACTGTAATATACGACCTAGGGTTTGGGGAACCAAGCTATAGATCAATTATTTTGTAAATTTTTGTATTCAATTGATTTAATTCATTGTGTTGGGTAAGTAAAACACAATTTTTATAATGTTGCCAATCTACTCTATATCTTGTATCTACTACCCCACCATTCAATTTTTTAATTAATTCATTAAGGGCATTAATGGTATACAAAGTATTAGATTCTTTTTTTCTATGTACTAAAATAGTATTTTCTGGTATTGAATTTAAATTTGTTTGGTCTACATTATATGTAACTACATACTCATCTTTTCCTACTATTTTTAGTACAAAGATTTTATTGTATATAATATCGTATTTTCTTTTTATGCCTTCAATTAACACATCAAGACCATCTAAGTCTGTGAATGTGCAAAATAATTTGTTTTGCAAATCTCCTAATATTTTTATGTCCGTTATAACATCGTAATTCGTGTTATACGTATTAGGATTATTCTGTAAAGTGGTAATCATAACCTTCGTTTTCTTTTATGTTTAATTTATATTTTTTGAATACTTCTCTAATTTCCTCTAAAACCTTTATTTCCTCATCATCTACATCAAATGTAAAACTATCATAAGTATATAATACTAACTTTGTTTTACATCCCCGTAATATACGAAACATATCCCACAAAACCAACACATTTACCGATGTTTCTAAATTTTGTAAAATGTAATTAAATAGTTTTTGTGGATTCATGTTATCCAATTTTTCCTTTTCATATCTAAATCCAGAAACCGGACATTCAATGAACCCATCGCTTTGAAACTTACTCCAATTTTCTCCTACGTATTTCTCAATTCGTTGAAAGAACTCCAGCTTTTTATAGTTTTCGAAAACACCCCCATATAATTGTTTGAACGTGAGCTCCTTTGATTTTTTATAATCAACATTATATAACGATGCAAAATGAGCGTGAATATCACTAGTGGGAAACTTATAATTAATAAGATGGGCAGCAAGAGAAGGATGGTAAGCGCTAATGTCAATTTCCACGAACCTATTATTACGTGGTATAAAACTTTTTCTACATCCATTTTCTTTATTAAGTGCGGCATAATTTACGTTTTTAAATTTATTTGAAGGTCTTGTTGTTGTTGTTTTTAAGTTGAACTGAGTGTAGGTGTATTCACCATTAATGGGATGGAAATATTCTTCGAATGTTGGTTTGTGTATTCGAATTCCACTTCTCTCGATGGCGTTGAACACCACTGATACTTTACTGTTAAAGAATTCATCGTATTTTGTTTTTTTATCGTTAATATTTGCTTTTAGATCTCTAAAAATAGTTTCACATAATTCATAGTGTTTAACAATCGGTATAATTAGGTTTAACTCTAAGTTATCTTTGTGTTGACGATAGTATAAATCGTGTGTTTGTGTTGTTGGTCGTATATACGTAGTAGGGGATGATGTGATGTC